TCGAGAGGTTCGACCCTTCGAAACAGGTCAAGAAAAGCTTTGAGTCTGCGTATAACGAGATCTGGAACGACATGCTGTTGGTCCCCGAAGGCGCTCTTGTCCCGGCGCTGAAGCGGCTCAAGACCATGACCAACTACCTGCCCTCGGCTGAGAAGGTGCTGCTGATCTTCCAGGCCGAGGGGAAGCACCACGCCAGGGACGCCGAAAACCAGCGGACAGCCGAATGGGACAAGACTAAAGGCTATGGAGATCTGCGTTACCGGAGCAAGAGCCAGCCGGAAGAGGTCAAGCTCACGGCGGTGCAGATCGTCGCCAGGGACGAGCACGCGAAGTTTGCCATCCAGGGCTTCGCTATGATGTCACGGAGAGACAAGACGCCAGCAGAGAAACTGGAGTTTTTTAAGGCCATGGAGTTGCGCTATCCAGGGTTTGGCTGGGGAACCGAGGGTATTGCTCAGCAGAAATGGTATCAGATGAAGGGTTTACTGTGATGCGATGAAGGGAGGGTGATTTTGAGTGAAACCATACGAAAAGCCCTTCGCGTCTCCATTGTGGCGGGGCTAATGGGGTGCCATAAAGCAACCGTTCTCCGGATGCTGGAAGACGGACGGCTGGAAGGATATCGCATCGGATTCATGTGCTACGTCTACGTTGATACCGTAAAAAAATATCAGCTTAAGAATGATTTCGTTGCAGGTGATATGTACGAGGCAGAAAAAAGCTGATATCGCTGCCCGCATGACCAACTGCGAGCAGGACAACAAGAGGAAGGCCCGGGGCAATTGTGCTCAGGGCCTTTTTGTCATCAAAGGAGGTGATTTCCGTGGGGAAAAAGAAGAAAGGCGGGGGTTGCGGTGGCTGTTAGATAGAAAAGAGGTCAGAAAATGACCAGAAAACAGGAAATGTTCATCGCCGAGTATCTCGTTGACCTGAATGCCACTAGATCGGCCATGGCTGCGGGATACTCGGCGAAATCTGCAGGCAAGATAGGACCTCAGTTACTAGGAAAACCTGGTATAGCAGCAGCCATCCAGAAGCGGATGGACAAGCGCGTAGCCAAACTGGAGATCACTGCTGATCGAGTTCTTGCCGAAGCAGCACACGCCGCCTTCCTGGACCCGATCTCGCTTTTTGCTGATAACGGCTCCCTGCTCCCGCTCTCCCAGATGCCCGAGTCTGCCCGCCGTGCGATCGCCGGCATCGAGGTTGAGGAGATCTGGGACGGTAAGGGTGATGATCGCGTCCTGGTCGGCTACCTCAAGAAGATCAAACTGGTCTCCAAGGAGGGGACGCTAACCCTGACCGGGCGTCACCTCAAGATGTTCACCGACAAGCTCGATGTCACCATGAAGCGGTCGCTCGAGGACCTGGTCTGTGGGGAGGAAGAGCTGTGAGTGATGCCAAGCTCCAGGCAGCTCGGGCGAAGGTCAAAGACTGGCGGGATAACCCCTGCAAGTTCGTCTATGACAACTTCAAGGTGACTCCGGACAAGTGGCAGGAGGAAGTCCTCAACGTTTTCCCTTCCAAGGATGCAGACAAGATGAGGATTTCGATGCAGGCCTGCGCGGGTCCTGGCAAATCGGCCGCTCTCGCTTGGTGCGGATGGAACTTCCTTAGCTGCTACGGCGGCCGCGGCGACCATCCAAAGGGCGCAGCTGTCAGCACGACGAAGGACAACCTGAAGGACAACCTCTGGCCCGAGTTTTCAAAGTGGCAGTCCCGCTCACCCTACCTCTCCGAGTCCTTCACCTGGACGAAGGAGCGCATCTACGCGAACGATTACCCCGAGGACTGGTTCCTATCGGCACGCTCCTGGAGCAAGACGGCTGATGCTGAAGAACAGGGGCGCACCCTTTCCGGCCTGCACTCCGGATACGTCCTCGCCCTGGTCGACGAGAGCGGCGACATTCCGATCCCGGTGCTCAAGGCTGGAGAACAGGCGCTGTCGAACTGCAAGTGGGGCAAGATCATCCAGGCTGGTAACCCGACCAGCAAGGCAGGCATGCTCTACGCCGCGGGGCACTCGCTCAAGGGCTGGTACGTGGTCCGCATCACCGGAGACCCGGACGATCCGAACCGCTCACCGCGTATCGATATCGAGTGGGCCCGTGGACAGATCGATCAGTGGGGCCTGGAAGACCCGTGGGTCATGTCGTACATCCTGGGCAAGTTCCCAACCTCCGCGATCAACACCCTCCTGACCGTCGAAGAGGTCGATCTTGCCATGTCCCGGAGCTACCGCGCTGAGCAGATCCAGCACGCGGCTAAGATCCTGGGTGTCGACGTTGCGCGCCAAGGCATGGACAGCTCGGTCATCACTCCGCGTCAGGGTCTGGTCATGTTCCCTCAGAAGTGCTTCAGGGGCCTGACCTCTCACCCGCTCGCCAACCAGGTCATCATGCATCACAACGACTGGCAGGGAGACGGCATCATCGTGGACGGCACCGGCGGGTATGGTTCCGGCGTCATCGACGCCCTGCAGACCATGGGCGTCTTCGCCTTCGACTGCCAGTTCGCAGGGCAGGCGGACAACCCGCTCAAGTTCTACAACAAGCGCGCCCAGATCCTCTGGGATTCCGCTCAATGGGTGAAGTCAGGGGGCAGCATGCCCTACGACGCCGAACTCCGTCAGGAGATGACCACGGTGACCTACAGCTTCAAAGGAGACCGCATCATCATGGAGCCTAAGGAGTCGGTCATAAAACGGCTCGGCAGGTCTCCGGATAAGTTCGACTCCCTGGGAGTCACGTTCGCTTTTCCGATTCAGAAGCAACGGCAGACCCGCGCCGGCGGCAACCGGGCGCTGACCGATCACGACCCACTGGGGGACTAGCATGGGACAGCTGGAAGAACTGGAACAGCCTGCCGAACGGCAGATCATGTCACACCGCGACCTGGGCAAGACGCCTGACGGGAAGTACCTAACCTCGGAGTTCACCTTCTCCGACGATTCCATCCTTACCGTCGATTTTCGTCTGCAGAAGACCCACAAGGGCAGCCGGCAGATGAAGGCCCGGTACCAGAACGACATCCGCGCCCTGGTCGCCTACGGGATGCCGTCCAACGCCCTGGACAAGTTCATCGTCGCCCGGGAGATGGTGGAGCGTCGGGCCGCCGCCGGCCTGACTATCATCCCGGCAGAGAAAGAGGAGGTCATCGATGAAGACGCTGCTGCTTAAGGTCATTCTGCTTTCTCTCGGCTGTGGCGGCGGACCGCCCCCGGCGCCAGCTGCTCCCGCGCCTCCTCCCGACTCCTCAGATGCGGCCGTTGTAGCCGCCAGGGACTCGGAACGTCAGCGCCAGCGCCAGGCGGCAAGCAACACCGACCTGACCGGCGCCCAGGGTGACACCTCGAAAGCACAGATCGGCGTTAAAACGCTCCTGGGGGCCTGACATGGCAGAGGCGAACCAGCAGGGCCAGAAGGTGGCAAAAACCCCGATGACAATCAAGCAGGGGATGATCAAGCGCCTCAGCATGATGAAGCTGGAACGGTCAACCTTCGACCAGCACTGGCAGTCCATTGCTACGGTGACCTCGCCGCGGTCGGCGCGCTTCTTCTCCAGCGATCGCAACCGGGGGGAACGTCGCAACCAGGCCATCTATGACGAGACGGCAGTTTTCGCCCTCCGCACCCTGGCCTCGGGGATGATGGCGGGCCTGACCTCGCCGGCGCGCCCCTGGTTCCGCTTCAGCCTGAAGAACCGTGTCCTGCTTAAGAGCTCCGCCGTCCGGGCCTGGCTCTTCGAGGTGGAGCAGATACTGCGCGACGTCTTCAACGGCAGCAACTACTACCAGGCGCTCCCCCAGGTCTACACCCAACTGGGAGACTTCGGCACCGCGGCGATGATCATCCTCGAGGACGACAAGGACGTGATCAGGTGCCACGCCATGCCGATCGGGAGCTTCTACCTGGCATCGAATTCCGCCGGGAGGGTCAACGCTCTATACCGTGAGTACTCGATGACCGTGGGGCAGTTGGTGGATGATTTTGGCTTCGAGAACTGCAGCGTTGCCACTCAGGGTCTCTACAACGCCGGCAAGATCGACGGATGGGTTGAGGTGCTGCACGCTATCGAGCCGAACGATGGCCGGGACTCATCCAAGATCGGCAACAAGAATATGCCATACCGATCGGTTCGCATCGAGAAGGCTTCCCCTACGGGAGATGAGGTCTACCTGGACTTCAGGGGCTTCGAGGAATTCCCCGTCTGCGCGCCCAGGTGGGAAGTAACCGGGGAGGACATATACGGCTGCTCCTGCCCGGGGATGATCGCGCTGCCGGCAATCCAGATGTTGAACCGTACGGTCAAGCTATTCGACAAGGTTGCCAACAAGATCGCTGACCCGCCTCTGATCGTCGACGCCATGCTGCGCAACGACACCTTCTCGATGATGGCCGGAGGCCTCAACTACATTTCGGGATTAGCGCAGGCTGCAGGTGCCGGCGCCCGTGCGGTGCACGAGATCCACCCGACGACGCTACAGCCGATCGCTGAGAAGATCGCAGTCCTGCAGAAACAGATCCAGCGCGCCTTCTTCGAGGACATGATGCAGATGTTCGCGACTTCGGACCTGGGCGACATGACGGCGCGCGAGGTTGAAGAGCGTCACCAGGAGAAGCTACTGATCCTGGGACCGGTGATGGAGCGCCAGGACGAAGAACTCTTGGACTGCAGCATCCACCGCACCTTCCGGATTCTGGAGCGCAGGGGCAGGATACCGCCGATCCCCCCCGAGATGAAGGGCCAGCCGATTACCATCGAGTACGTCTCGGTCATGGCCTCGGCGCAGAAGATGGTAGCGACGGCCAGCATCGACCGCCTGGCGTCCTTCGTCGGCAACCTGGCTGCCCAGTTCCCCGAGGCGGCTGATGTCTTCAATGCCGATGCCGCAGTTCGCGAAGAGGCTGACTGCCTGGGAACCATCCCCAGCGTGATCAGGAGCGAGGACGACGTCAAGGCGATCAGAGCACAGCGGCAGCAGGCGCAGCAGAAACAGGCGCAGGCTGCTCAGATGGCTCAGATGGCTCCGGCGATGCAACAGGGCGCGGACGCCGCGCGCCTCCTATCCGAGACGGGAGTCGGCGACTCCACGGCGCTCAATAGGATACTCGGACAATAGGGGGCAATGTGGACAACGTTTACGACATCCAGGACCACATGGCCCGACTTTGTAAGTGCGGGTCTGCCCACTTCAACCTTCTCAAGAGCGGTCGCATGGAGTGCGCCGGCTGTCATGAGATATGGGGATACTGGGTGCCTGAGGGCGTCCCTTTTACTGTCCACCACCACGAGTACCTCGAGCAGGTGAAACCATGACCAGGAACCAGCTGAAGAAGAAGCTCAGGCTCGAGGAACTCGACGACATCAAGGTTGTCGCCGGGACCGCCTCCGGACGGCGCCTACTGGCGAGGATCTTCTCCCAGGCGAACATCTTCACTGCGCTTCCCCCGGAGAACCCGCTTATCATGTCCTTCAACGAGGGGCAACGCAACGTAGGGCTGATGGCGATGAACGATCTCCTCGAGGCCGCACCGGAGAAGATCATCACCATCAGGAAGGCGATAGAGGAACGCAGGGAGCAGTACTCCTTGGTCCAGCCGGACGAGGAAGACGAAGACGAAGCATTTTGGAACCAGGAAGTGTAGGACAGGCAGGAGTAGCGCAGGCAGACATTTCGAATCCACTTTTACAAGGAGGTTTAGATGAAAAAGCTCAAGAGGCTGTTATTGAACATGGTGCTGATGTCCCTGTGCATGGGACTCAGCGTCGAGGGGGAAGGCGCAGCGCCGGCGGCCGGCGGTGATCCTGCTGGCGGAGCTGCTCCTGCAGCTGGCGGAGATCCGGGCGCTGGAGACCCCGGCGCCGGCGGAGATCCCAACCTCGAAGCCGCAGAGACCGCGAGGCTTGAGGCTGCGAGGATTGCGGCGCTCTCCCCCGAGGCTAAAGCGGCAGAGGAAGCGGCAGCCGCATCGAAGGCAGCTGAAGAGGCCAAGGGCAAGACGGGTGCTCCCGAGGAATACACGGCCTTCACCGTGCCCGAAGGTCAGATTCTGGACCAGGCGGCCCTTGACTTTGCCCTTCCGATCTTCAAGGAGATCGGACTCACCCAGGAGCAGGCCCAGAAGCTGGTGGACCTGCAGACCGTCAACATGGCAAAGGCGACCGAGGCCTTCACCGCCGACAAGCAGGCGCGTCGAGATGCGATCGCGAACGACAAGGAGTTCGGAGGGGAGAAGTTCACCGCCTCTCAGGAAGCCGTGGGCCGCGCGCTCAACACCCTGCTCAATGCCGACGAGCAGGCCGACCTCAAGGCATACACCGACAAGTTCGGCCCCAACCCGACCCTCTTCCGCCTGATGTACCGGGTCGCGACCAAGGCCCTCTCCGAGGACTCCCGGTTCGAACTCGGCGGCCAGGACGGCGTGAAGGCGGTCAACTTCTACCCGAACAGCAACATGAAGTAGCCACGTCAACGGACTTCGGCCCCTACCTCCACAAAGGAGATTCACCGGATGAAAAATTTCAAGATCAGCACCGGCATGGCATGGATGGGCCTCATCGCCCTGGCCCTCATCGTCTCGTTCGCCCTGGGCGGGGACGCAACCGCAGCTCTGCTGCCTCATTCCGCAGGACACCTGCCGTCCGGTCTGCAGCTGATCGGGTTCGCGGGCGTCACCCTGTCGGCCATCAACCCGACCATTCTCGACTTCGACAAGAGGATGGACCCCAACGGTCAGGTAGCGACCATCGTTGAGATGCTCATGCAGACCAACGAGGTCCTGGACGACATGACGTTCATCCAGGGCAACCTTTTGACCGGCCACCGCACGACCGTCAGGACCGGCCTGCCGATTCCGACCTGGCGCAAACTGTACGGCGGCGTCCAGCCCGGGAAGTCCACTACCGCGCAGATCACCGACAACACCGGCATGCTGGAAGCCTACGCCGAAGTCGACAAGGCCCTCGCCGACCTCAACGGCAACACCGTTGCCTTCCGCCTCTCTGAGGACGCCGCGTTCATCGAGGGGATGAACATCGAGTTCGCCCGCGTGCTGTTCTACGGCAACGAGGGGACCCAGCCCGAAGCCTTCACCGGCTTCGCCCCGCGCTTCAACACCATCGCTGGTGCTCAGAACGGCCTCAACGTCCTCTCCGGCGGCGGATCCGGTTCCACCAACACCTCCATCTGGCTCATCTGCTGGGGTCCTCTGACCGCTCACGGCATTCTGCCCCAGGGTTCCGTCGCCGGTCTGAAGATCGAGGACAAGGGACAGGTCACCATCGAGAACATCGACGGTGCAGGCGGCCGCATGGAAGCCTACAGGACGCACTACCGCTGGGACGTGGGCCTGACCGTCCGCGACTGGCGCTATATCGTCCGCATCTGCAACGTCGACGTCACCACGCTGACCAAGAACGCAGCGTCCGGCGCCGACCTCATCGACCTGATGGCGCAGGCTATCGAGCTGCTGCCGACGCTCTCCATGGGGCGCCCGGTCTTCTACTGCAACCGCACCGTGAAGAGCTTCCTCCGCCGGCAGATCGCCAACAAGATCGCCGCCGGCCAGCTCACCATGGAGCAGGTGGCAGGCAAGCACGTCCTCACCCTGGACGGCATCCCGGTCAAGCGCTGCGACGCGATCCTCTCCACCGAGGCGACCATCTCCTAACCAGCTGCGCTGGTCTTCGGGCCGGCGCATTACCGTTTCATCCTCTCCAAGGAGGCAGGACCATGATTCTCGATAGCAGACTCGCAATTGCCGTCGCCGCGACTCTGAACACCGCGACCGGCACCAACAACCTGACCAACGTCATCGACCTCTCCACCAACGCCCTGAATGCCGTGCGCGACATGGGGAACGGTGAGCCGGTCTACCTCATTCTCTCGGCGCAGGCCGACATCACCTCCGGCGGTACCGCGACCCTCGCGTTCCAGCTGGTCTCCGACTCGGTCGCAGCCATCCAGACCAACGGCAGCCAGGTCGTGCATGCCGTGTCCAGGACGGTCACCGTTCCCGCCTCGGCAACTGTCGCCACGGGCACCAAGGCCGGTACCATGTTCTGGATCATCGCGCTCCCCCAGGGCGTGGACTACAAGCAGTACCTGGGCGTCCAGCAGGTCGTCGGCACCGCGGCCCTCACTGCCGGCGCGGTCAACTGCCACATCACTGCAGACCTCACCGGATGGCGTCCGTACTCTGACTTCACCTAAAACCTGACATGGGGAGGGGGCGACCTCTCCCCGCTGTCTTAGGAGCGACCATGCCGAAGATCAAGCTTAAAGAAGACGCCTTCATCGATGGCGTCTACCGTTTCAAGGGTGAGGAGTTCAACAACCCCGGCCCGGTCCCCCCCTTCGCAGACCA